TGCTAATCCAATTTGTATCACATACGCAGCTACAACCAAGAAGTAATTTTAGGAGTATATTATGGCTATTCAGCAAGTGAGTGTTAATCAAATTTCAAACCCAGCAGACCGTGAAAAATTATTGAAGGTCATTCGTGAGGTGTCCGATTCAATGGCACGGGCTCAGGGTGAGAAAGAATATATTCGTGAAGCTATTGCGGATATCAGTAAACAGTTACAACTACCTAAAAAGATTGTAGCTAAAATGGCGAAGGTCTATTTTAAACAGAACTATGATGAAGAAGTTGCTGTGCAAGACCAATTTGAAACTCTTTATGAAACGATTGTGAAATGAAATATATTTTTAAACAAGTAGACAATATCTCTGGTTCAAATGCAGTAACTACAATTGAATTCGATACAGATTTTCTTCCTGATATCTTAGAACATTTTGAAATGTTTCTCCGTGGTTCAGGTTTTCATCCATCAGGTACACTAGACTTTGTGGATGAATACATTGATGACTGTCCACAGTTTGAACCTGCTGAAGAACATTATGAAGAACCAGTAAAAGAAGAATGGCCATTCCCATTACAGAAACAACCTGTGATGCAAGAATCAATTTATGATGATATTGATTCACCAAGTGCGGGTGCTTCAGATAGTTGGACAAGTCCATGGAATGGTGTTGCACCATCTACTGCAATGCAATGGACTGCTGACCAGTTAATTAAAAATGCAAAGCAAGATTACTGTCCAATTTGTGGTATCAATGTAGAGACTATGAAAAATCAAAAATGCTGGGATACTAAATGCCCTAAAGGACAAGATGCCAACTAAAGATGAAATGGCAAAATTTGCTAAGTCTATAGAAGAATTTGTGATTAAAACAAACTATAATTACATTGAAGCGATTGTAGAATATTGCAAAGAAACTGGACTTGAAATTGAAGTGGCGGCTACATTAATCAATTCTAACCTAAAGTCGAAGATTGAAAATGTGGCATTGGACAATAACATGTTAAAAGAAAAGGGTGCTAGGTTACCGATATGATATCTGGTTATGAAGCTTTTGGACTCTATCAGTCTCTAAAACTTCACTTCACAACCGACTCATACGATTACTTCAAATATAATGGCAAGACTAGTATTAGTGTTACATCCTTTGAAAATCGTAAAGACAAATATCACTTCTATAAATTGTCTCGTAAGTATACCAACAAAGATGATTTAATTAATTTCATTGTTGCTAATTTTATAGAAGATGAAAAGTCATGGGTCGGTGCTCTGTTGCAAGAAGAGGCCGATATGAATTTCCGTAAACGACAAAAAGTAATCCAGTCACTATCGTACACCTTTGAAAATGATTGTAAAGTTATTTTTGAAGATTGTAAAGTTGATCCTAATCAGGCATTAATTACAGATGGTGATTATCCATTACTATTGACCAAGACTTTGAGAAAAGAAATACAGATTGAATCTTTGTGTTTACTCAATCAAGTTCTTGGATTTTTCCCTATGTGGACAAATAAAATCAATGACACTATCAGATGGCCTGCATATAGGCAGAAGTGTATTAAGTATGCCTCTTTTCTACCACAAGATAGTGTAAAATACAAGTTGATTTTGAAAAAGGTGTTAAATGAAAGTCTCTAAGATTTATTTGGATATGGATGGTGTTCTCTGCAACTTTGAACGCCGTTATTTTGAACGATACAATGAGTTACCAGGTTCAATGCGTGACCGAAAGGACTTTAATGTACATTGGGACGACTTCATTGAAACACGCCAGTTTGAAACATTGGACTGGTGGCCTGGTGGGCAAGACCTACTGACCTATGTTAATTTTCTACATAACGAACATGGGATTGAGGTCGAAATGCTAACTTCTTCTGGTGGACAAAAACATCATAAAGCAGTAGCAGAGCAGAAGCAAGTATGGTTGGATTCTAAAGGAATTATTTTTAAGGCGAATGTCGTTGCAGGTCGGAAAACAAAATCTGAATATGCAAAAGAAGACACAATCCTTATTGATGATACACCTGATGTGATTCAAGCATTTAATGCGGCAGGTGGTATAGGTATTCTGCACAAAGAAATTGGCAACACTTTGTTGTTGTTAAAATCTTTGGTCACAGAAGACATATATACTGTTATATAATGCATAATGTGGATAAGAAAATATACTAACATACAATTTATACAAGGAAATACATATGAGTTCATTTGCTAATCTTAAGCGCAATCGTAGTGATATCAAAACACTAACCAAAGCGATTGAAGCAACCTCCCAACCTGCTGAGGCAGGATCCAAAGATGACACCCGTTTCTGGCAACCAGAAGTAGATAAAGCAGGTAACGGCATGGCTGTTATTCGTTTTCTTCCCGCTCCTGCGATTGATGGTGACGATGCTCTACCTTGGGTTCGCACATTCAGTCATGGTTTTCAGGGACCTGGTGGTTGGTTCATTGATAACTGTCTTACAACTCTTAATGAGAAGTGTCCAGTTTGTGAACACAACAATACACTATGGAACTCTGGCATTGAAGCCAACAAAGAAATTGCTCGTAAACAAAAACGTAAGTTGAGTTATGTTGCAAACATTTTGGTCGTATCAGACCCAACAAATCCAAACAACGAAGGTCAAATCAAACTGTATAAGTTTGGTAAGAAAATCTTTGATAAGATTACTGAAGCAATGAACCCTGAGTTTGCGGATGAAACACCTGTTAACCCATTTGACTTGTGGGAAGGTGCTAACTTCAAGTTGAAGATTCGTAATGTTGAAGGTTATCGCAATTACGATAAATCAGAATTTGCCACACCAAGTGCATTACTTGATGGTGATGATGAGAAACTTGAAGACTTGTGGAAGAAAGAATACTCTTTGAAAGAATTCACAGAGAAGAAACAATTCAAACCTTATGACCAACTCAAGTCTCGCCTTGATAAGGTTCTAGGCTTTGAAGGTGTTGCACCTGTATCTAAGGCAGATACTGCCGTAGTAAGCAAGTTTAATGATGATGATATTTCTGTAATTGACAAACCAGTTACAGAAGATGAAGATTTGGACTATTTCAAGTCACTTGCAAATTAAACTAAACGCTCCTTTCTCGCACTTAGTTTAGACCCTGCTTCGGCAGGGTTTTTTGTTATCCCACTCTAGCTGCCATTTTATTGGCAGTTGAACTGTCTTGTTTTGCAGCTGCAACTTGCGTACTATTCTGTACATTCGTATTAGTGGTTGGTGCATTAACAACAATTGGAGTGGATGGTTTCTGTTGTTGTCTTTGGTCTGCCGCAACTTGTGTAGAAGCACTTGCAGCTGTACCACCCGATGGTGCAGATTGAGCCGCACCTACTTGTGTTATTGTTGGATCATTTAGATAGGCTTGGAAATGTTTCATACGGTCATCTAAACCAATGTAACCACCATTAACAAACTTAGTAACTGCCTTTACATCGTCCCAAGAACCTTTATACTGCAACATATATTTCATTGCGGTATCGGCAGCAGCTTGTGGTTCTGCAACAGAATCAGGATTACTTGCAACACCAAACTTAGTATAGTTTTGTTTACCAGTTAGTTGAACGAATCCACGACCACGGAACATATAACCATCACCACCACCTTCTGGTGAGTTACCCATACGACCACCATAGATTCTTTCAGCAACAGACTTAGGTCCGCCGGCGGCAACTTGAGCTGCATCTTCTGGTGATGTAAACTTTTTAGGAAATAACTTTAATAGTGTTGGTGCTTTGTAATTAAGATTTTCACTTAATGTAGTAAAGTCACCAGATTCGTGGGCAACTTGTGCCATAATGGCAGCACGAGCAGATGGACTAGTAACCTTTGCATCATCCATTGCCTTTATCATGGCTTTTTTACCAGATTCAGAACCTACTTTCTTAGGTTTGGAATCAGATGGTGATGGTTCCTTTCCCGCAGGTGTTGGTGCAGGTGCCGCAGCAGGTGCGGTTTCTGTTCTCTTAACACCAGTCTCTGCTTCTTTTTCAGCAGCAGTTGTTTTCTTAACACCAATAACTTCTCTTGCTTTTTCACCAAAAGAAGGACCATTCTTTTTAGCATCTTCTTCAGCTGCAGCAAGTGCATCAATCTTTTTACGAATACGATTTTCTTCTGCTCGTATTTGTGCGTTTAATGCATTAACTGCTTGTTGTTGTTCCTCAGCGTTCATCTTATCGAACTCTTTAGAACCTTCTACCGCAACTTCTTGTGTTTTCTTTTCAACAGGAATACCTAAGAATTCTTTTATGCCATTAAATTTTTCAGTAAAGAAATCACTAAACTTTGTGAAGAACTCTCCAACGGCATCTGTTACAGGTTTTAAAAAGTCTGCAACATTCTCCATCAACTCATCAACCATTTGTTTATCAAAGATACCAAAGGTCAAGAAGTCTACAATACCACCTATACCTGCTTTAAATGCTTCCCAAATAGAACCAGTTTCTTTGTAGGCATCAAACGCACTACTGAATCCTTCCCACAATGTTGTGAGTATTAAAATTGGTAATGCTATCTTGCCTAATGCTTTTAATAAGTTTTTAGGATTGAAAAGTGATTTGCCAAAGTTTACAATGGTTTCTAAAAAGCTAGATTTCTTTTCAGTAGGTTTTGGTGCAACTGGTTCTGGTTTTTTACCATACTTTTCTTTTTGTACACCAAGTTTTGTTTCTGCTTCGCCTGATTTTAAGAAGTGTGCATCAGCACCTAAAGTAGGTTTGCCACCTCTTAGTTTAACTAACTTGACAATATTCTGGCGTGCTACATTGGTGTCTCTTGCCAAACCTTTAATTGACAAAAAACTCTTAGCAATAATATTCAAGTAAGTTAAAGATTCACCTTGAGCATTTTGCTCTTTTTCTGGTGTTGGTGATGTATCAGCCATTAGGTTGTAGCGTAGTAATTAGCAAACTCACTATTGAATGGGTCTGCGATTAATGATTTTGGTCCTTTACCTTTTGAACCAACACTATTATTTGTTGTGGGTGAATTGACTGTTGTACCTGCATCAGCGGCAGATTCCATTCTTTGTGCTTCGGCAACTTCAGAAGATTTTGCGGCTAATTCAGAACCACTTGGTGCAGTTGCAGATTCACCGGCTGCAGGTGCCGCAGTTGCACCTGTTGGTGTTGTTTGTGCGGCTGATGCGGCACCGCCACCGCCGCCAGATGGTGCAGGTGAAGAACCACCACCACTTTCTGCTGTTGGTGATGGTGCAGGTGCCGATGGTGCAGCAGGTGCCGCAGTTGGAGATTCACTCTTATCTTTGTCCATCTGTTTCAACAACTCTTTTGCACGGTCTGGAGAAATTAATGGTCGTGGATGTTTACCACTTGCAACATACTCCAAGTATTGTCTATTGAATAGATTGTTTACTTCTTGTGATGGACTACCAAGTTCTCCTGTCGGAGTTGGAGGTTGTTCTTCAGTTGATTGTGCCGCATTTTCAGTTGACGCAGGTGGTGAAGTAGGTGTTGCAACTTTTGGAACTTGAGGTGTGCCTGATGCACCTGCTGATGGTGCTTTAGATACTTCCGGTTCTGAACTCTTTGGATTACTCTTAAACGGATAATAAGGTCCAATAGAACCAAAATCAATCGTCTTGCCGCCTAACCAATCGGGTGTCTTAATACTTCCAAGTTTGATTTCTGGAATACCCACATTGTTTGTAATCCAGTCTTTGATTGATGTTACTACACCTGCAACTGAATTAATAATTGGGTCTAAGAATTGTTGTACACCATCAAATAGTTTTCTAACTGAATCTTCACCAAACAATCCAAATGAAAGGAAGTCTACGATTGCACCTAGACCTGCGATGATTGCTTCTTTGATAGAACCAGTTTCTTTCCACTTGTCAAATGCGGCCGTAATGCCTTTGAATAATGAAATTAATACTGTTGCAATTACAAATACTTTACCAATGACTTTTAGAATTGCCATTGGATTAAATAGTGATGTAATGGACTTTAAAATACCATCTTTAAAGAAACCAAATATGGTGTCTAATATTCCACCACCTTTTTCATCTGGTTTTTTTGCTTCTGCTTTAGGTGCTTTTGATTGTTGTAATTTATTTTTAGATGCTTCTAGTTTTGCTTCACGTTCATCTTCTTTAAGAAAATACATGTCTGCTTTATTAACAGATGCCTTTTCGTCTTTCTTAGACTTGCCTTGATTTTCAAGGTTAACAAGTTTAATAATATTTTGACGCATCACATTCATGTCTCTTGCCATACCATGGAGAGACATTGATTCTTTTGCAATTATATGTAGAAGATTATTCGATTCTTCTCCCATATCAGGAGTAGGACCAACAGCAGCACCAAAAGCACTTTTATCTGATTCTAGTTTGTCAGTATCTTTTTTCTTTAACAAACCACGCATACGGGCGGAGATAATATCATCTCCACCAAAAAACTCATTGTATGCTTTTTTGCCTAACTTTTTTAGACCTTTGGAAGAAAACGCTTCTTTTGCTTCTGCTATTTTGTCACTAGCACCACCCTTAAATGCTGCACCAAAGCCTTGACCTTCAGCTAATCGTCCTTTTACATTTTCAGCATAAGGACCTGAATGACGTTCTTTCAACGTCTGTTTCAGTTCCTTTGCATCTTTGAATCCTAGTTCTTTTGCTAGAACATCGGCTAGTGATGTTTTATTTGCCATTATCGTCTGGTTTGTTTCTGCAATTTAATGCGTTCTTTTTCTTCTTCCAAATACTTCAATAAAAGTCCAACATATATGTTTCTCTCCCAAGGCAACATGTTTTCAAGTTCAGTCAAACTATACTTGTGATGTTGCATCAAAGCAAAGTTCGTCTGATAGTAGTTGCCTAATGTATCATAACGAACTATTAGACGAAAAAATTTTGTATACCTTTAATCTCAATGTTTTCTTCATATGTACATTTTGGACATTTGAATTGAACACTCTTTTTAATTTCAGGCATAGTTTCAAAGAAGTGTTTGATTTTCTCCAAATCTTTTTGTTGAAGGTTATCTACAAACTCATCTAGTTCTTCTTTCGTATTGTCTTTTGCATAATATACTTGTTCTTTATCATACAAGTAATCAATACAATCGACCAAAACTTTACTCATAATATTGGCTTCACTTAATGATTCGTATTTCTGAATCATTTCAAATGAAGGATACTTTAAACAAACTCCAAGATTTTCAGTCAACTGAATCTTGTTTGTATGTTCTGGATGGCGTGTTGGTTCAATCTCTAACAAATTCATTTTGAAGTTAACAACACCAGTGCATCGGTCTTCTTCACCTTTTTCATCTTTAACTGTATTATTACACTTGTATTTTAAATCTACAATTTCTTCTACCGAACGGGCACGAAGGTGCATAAACAACCACTCAAGGTCGAATGTTGGTAAATCATCAATACTGATATCATCTAAAATACAGTTCCGTAAAACTTGTCTGATAACATTGATTGTCTCTTTCGCATCTTCCGATTCTGATGCCATTAAGAACAACTTCTGTTCTTTGACCAAAAAAGGACGAAAACGAATAACTTTTCCACTTGATAGTAATTTCACTTCATAGATTGGAACGTCTAACTTAGGTAACATAATATCCTCGCTTTATAAAAAAAATAATTAAAGTGCTCTTCCAAATGGTAACAATCTTGAACCTGCAGCACCAAACAACGCAGAAGCTGCAGCTGCAAGGTCATAAGTGCCATCATAAATTGTACGGAATCTTTGATAACCAAATTGAACAGACAAACGATGAAAACCATCTTCTGCCCAATTTAAACTCATCGGTGCGACACCAATTGGAAATGCGTCTATTAATTCAACTGCATAAATTTGCTTGATGAAATCATCATATTGAATAATCTTAATGTTTGTCAAATAACGGGAAGATTGTCCTTTAGGGAATCTCAAGTTATTTGTATCTGTTGGGTGAATACATTCCATCCAACGGTCAAACAATTTTCTTTCGTAAAATTCATTAGTACACAGGAAAGTCAAACTCATATCAGAGTATTGTGTTTGATATGGAACTTTAAATGTTGGACCGTAAATTTTAACATCGGCAGTTTGCAATGTTTTGCCTGGTAGTTCGGCAGCTTCACATTGTAACGCCAAATATCTGGACATGGAAGCATTGGATGTTTTTGAGTATTCGTCTTGTTGACCTTGTTTACCAAAAACATTACCAATAGCATCTGACACATCACTAAAAATAGAATTAGGAAAATTCATAATTTTTTCGATTATAGAATTTCCCACAAAACTATTAACATAAGGAGGAATAGGCAACACAACTTCAAAACGAGATGGTTTGGCCAGTCCGTCTTTTGCTCTTACATTTGATAAGAATAAATTAGGTGAAAATGACATTAGAATTTTTTCCGTGAGTCTGCGTAAACTTTGCTTGTTGTAGCACCAACAAATGTTTCAACTGGTAACAATGCAGCAATGTCCCATTCATCTGCGGTGATTTCCAAAAATCTGGATTCAATCTGTGTAAACAGATATCTTTTGATACAAGGTGTTGCTTCAAATATTTTAGAAGCAGATGCCAAATATCTGTAATTAATTTTTAACTTTGTCTTCTCATCATATGTGTCATTAGAAATTGTATCACTCAATTTATCCAACAAAATCATTCGGTGTTTAGGATGAATATAGTGTAAATTCAATCCTAGAAATCCATCTGGATACCGTTGAATTGGAATTACCAACGGGAATCGGTCATAGTATGGCATCGTATCTTTTGTCTTTGGGTCATAGAAATAGAAGTACATTTTTCCAATCATGGAATGAAGTTTAAGTCTTTCTCTATCTTTCATCAAAGCCGTTGAAGTCGGTTTCAAGTCTTTTACTTTTGAACGCAACCATGCCCTAGAAGCATTAGTTCTAGGTGTCAAACCTTCTTTTGCGAGTGATGTTTTGATTCTATCAATTAATTTTGCCATGTTCTATTTATCTCATATACCTAACTCTTTTTCAGTTAAGATTTTGAATTGCCATCCATGTTCTCTACAAAACAATTCGGCAGCTCTCCACTTCTCCTGATTGACGGCATATGTTACCGACTCTTGGATAAACCGTGCCGTTTTGCGTTTTCTGACTGGTTGTTTTGTCTGCGACTCTGGCTTCACCTCCAGCACCATTGTCGTCTCCTTACCATCTTTCCGTTTGATCCTAACGATGAAGTCTGGAAAGTAACGATGCACTCTTTGGTCGATAGGAGACTTATAAGGTATCGGCAACTCTTCCGATGCCCACCATATGACATTTGGGTTATCATCTAACCATTTCATTACTCTAACTTCCCAAGAAGAACGATAGATAATGTTCTCAGCATTGCCGTTATATTTCTTTGGGTTTTTCGGCCTAAACCATCCTTTATATGACATAAATATATCTAGTTAACTAATGGGACAATCATGGCTCTATTCGGCTTCTCAGACATAAAATTTAATTCTTCTTCAGGTCCAGTTCAGGGTCCATTGGCTGCACTTGAAGGAACACAATTTGAAAAAAACACCTATAGATATCCAATTGATGTTGGAAGCACCGATAAGGCGCACTACATGGTGATTTATATTAGACAACAAGATAAAACTCAATATCCAAGTACTACTGTTGACGGCATCCCACCAGATAACAACAATTTTGGTTTAGGTGGAAGCACAAATACAAACTCATTAATGGGTGCAATAAAAGCCGCACAAGAAGGTAAGTTAGCATCACACTTTGGTGCAGATATTATTGGTAAAGTAAATAGTGGATTGGCACAAATCAACAATGCAACAAATGGTGCATTAAGTGGAATTACAGGTGCAATTGGTAAAGGATTTAGTGGTGCAGTAAGTGGTCTTGATAATATGTTTGGTCAAGCAACTGCAAGTTTTACTGGTAGTTCAGGTGCAACTCAAGCATTTCTTGGTAACTCAATTCAAAAAATTACAAATAAGAGTTTTCTACAAACAACAAGATTAACAACTGATGCAATTGCATTATATATGCCTGACACATTGAATTATACTTATGACCAAGGGTATGATGCGATTGATATTGGTAACGAATTAGGTGGTAAGATATTAGGTGGTGGTGCATCTGCTGTTGATGCTTTCAAATCAGGTGAATCGTTAGGTGATGCAGTTAAGAAAGCCGCATCGTCATCAGGTAAATCAGTAGCACTAACTGCGGGTCAAAAAGTATCAGAAGTTGCAGGTACTTTAGGTGTTGGTCAAAACACCGCAAGATTAGGATTTACCGCAGTAACAGGTGCAGTACAAAATCCAATGTTGGAGATGATTTATAAATCTCCAAATTTTAGAAGTTTTACTTTTGACTTTATGTTTTATCCAAGAGATGAATTTGAAGCACTTGAAGTACAACGTATTATTGAACGATTAAGATTTCATCAAGCACCAGAAAGAATCCAAGATGCACAGGCATTTTTAATACCTCCATCTGAGTTTGATATCAAGTTCTATTATGGTGGTTCTCAAAACCCTAACATTCCTCCAATATCAACTTGTATATTAAAAACTATTGATGTGAATTATGCACCAAATGGTTTTACTGCATATGAAGTTCCTGGTCAAAATAATCCTTCTTTAGGTAGAACAGGTATGCCAGTTGCAATTCAAGTACAATTACAATTCCAAGAAACCACTTATCTCACAAAAGAAGATTATCGAAACGACCAAGGTGTCGGTACTGTAGGTAGAACTTCAATCTAATATGTCAAGATACTTTAATTATTTTCCAAAAACACTCTACTCTAGCAATAATGCTACGAGTAGTTTGGACACAATCACAAACATTACCGCAAGATTTGGATTTGAAGCTTCATTAAAAGAAAATGCAAATGCGTTTTATCCATATAGTATTAAAGATAGTGATACTCCAGAAATCATTGCATCAAAATTTTATAACAATCCAGAAAGACATTGGATTGTATTGATGTTTAATGATATCATTGACCCACAGTATGATTGGCCAATGGAAAATAGAACATTGATGCAATACATTGATAAGAAGTATTCTGCAAATGGCGGTTTAAGTTGGGCAATGAATACTGCCCATATCAAATCATATTACAAAACAATCACCAGAATTTCTTTTGACGGAACACAAATCGTAGAGAAGATTGAATTAGATTCTGCGGCATATGCCAACACCGCAGCAACAACAGAAAACATTGTCTTACAAGATGGAAGTACCATCACACAAATCGTAACTAAATCAACACAAACATACTATGATTATGAAATTGATTTGAATGAATCTAAAAGAAATATTAAACTCGTAAAAGCTGATTTTGTTCCACAAATCGAAAAAGAATTTAAAAAGATTATTAAATGAGTTTTGAAATTAAAAAGTCCACGCAGTTCAAAGTAAAAGAACTGACGATTGTTACCAAGATTGGAAATGTGGATGTAATGGACCTTTACGAAGAAATCAATATCTTTGATTCTTTATTAATGCCTGTGATGAGTGGTTTCATTCTGATGCGTGATTCGGTAGGTCTATCAGGCAAATTATTGTTTGATGGTTCTGAATCTATATTGATTGAAGTTGTTAAAGATGAGAACTCAGATATCGCAGGTTTCAAAAAGGCATTTAGAATTTACA